AGATATAAACCGTCTATTTGCCATATTAATTTATTGGGTAAACGTACGCCGTCGGTACTTGTCCAAAGGTAATTCTTGCCACGCGACTTGCCAAGTCGTATTCCCAGCCAATGACTTGCAAACGGACCGTTGAATAGCCAGTATAAAGCAATTGATTGGTTATATAACCAGTTCCAAAAGTCTCGCCTTTGCGTCTAAAGGACCCCTCCAAGCGGTAACTTAAAGCATTGTATATACTCAACACATTACGCGCGTAACAATCGCGCAGACGCGGCGAATAACCGCCCAAAAGTGCCTGGTTCTCAAACGAAATATTTGTCTGCGTGTAGGTAATGGTTCCGTTAGCATTCACTTGCAACAAAAACGTCGAGGTTTGGTAATTGTTCCCGTTCGAATCCTTTAAAAATACTTGGATTTGTACGTTTGCCTCTCCTGTGTAATCGTAACCGTTAAAGGTTATCGTTACATTTCTTTGCGTGCTGCTAATTGTTGTAACTGACACATTTAATTCAGCGCTTGGCGGCGGTGGATTGCCTGACAAACTGCTAACTAAAATCGTAACAGAATCAATTGTAAACGTGCTGGCTGCCACAAATTGGCGCTGGTATTGACCCGTTACGGTTCCGCCTGAGAAATTAAGCGTATTGCTTCCCAAGGTGTCAGTCAATCGATTAACCTGGGTAACTGCACCGCTTGGAACTTGAATAATTCCTGGCGTATCGGCCAAAGACTTCTCAACAAAAACAATGGCTGGCAAATCGCCTATTCTAAGCCAGTTTTTTGACGCAGTAATACAAAGGTCGCTAAACGTTAAAGTATCGTCGCGCAAACTCGTGTAAGCCCTAGCAGTTTCGTAAACCTTTTTTACTTCGCTTGGGTTTTTCTTTCCTTCAAAGGTTGGAATTATTTTTGCCGCGGTTACTGTTGCGCTGCCAGTCTCGCCAAAATACTTTAATTCAATTGACAAAAAGCCAGCCGTTGGCAAGACAAAACTTGAAAGTTTAAACTTGCGCGTATCGTCATCTTTTGTAGAGTAAAAAACGAAAGTGTTGTAAGTTTCGTCCCATGCCAAAAGGTTTAAACTGCCAACGATTGTAGTCCCTAAATACCTGGTAGTTCCGCTTGAATCGACGTGCTTTACTGCAATTCCCATACCGCTAGCCAAAGTCAAGTAGTTAATATCAACCTCTAAGTCCAAACTTAATCCAGCAAAGTCCAAGAAAATTGGCTTTGAAATAATTGGCTGGTCAGTTTCTTCGCCGTTAGGCATGAAACGAATATCCCAAGAAACGCCTTGCTCGTTGTCGTAACCCGTTTGGGCTGGAATATTATTAGGGAAAATTTGAATTACTGGCGTGTCAGGATCAGGCGTAATCGTCCAATCGTAAGGCTTGTAAGGCCCCTCCAAAAACCAACTAGATTCGTTGAATGATTCGCCATTTATAATTATTGATTGCCCTAAATCGCCTTGCGTTAGCGTCAATTTTTTAATTGGTCGCTGATATTGTAGCAACTGGTCGCCGCCTACGGGAATCCAATTGGTTGCCGCGTTTGTTTGGTCGGCAATTGTTTGGATTTGTTCAGATTCGTTAGAATAACTAAGTATCGACTGATTAGTTCCTGAACTAGACAAAGCAATAAATTTGGAATCGCCATAAGTTATGCAAGTCCATGGGTTTAATTCGGGCGCAGTTACTAGCGTCCAACTTAATGCGTCTTCGCTTATCGCAATTCTATTTGTGCCAGCCTGGCCAATGGCTACAAAAATGCCGTTTCCGTAGGTAATGCCAAACGGAACAATTGGCGACATACTTGTTGCAGTCCATGTAATCCCGTCGGTCGAGTAGTAAGTTCCACTTGTAAACTTTCCCTCTGCAAATGTAATGGCGTTTGAACCTAAATTAACATTTACCCCAGTCCAACTTGTTCCATTGGTCGAATACATGACTCGGTCAGTTCCGTTGCTAGAAATAGCCACAAATTTACCATTACCATACGCAACCGATTGCCAATCGTTGTTGGCGCTTGGTGTCCGTTGTGTCCAGTTAATGCCGTCGGGTGAGGTCATTACCCTATTGCCTGGCCCACCAAAAGCAACCGCAACAAAAAGGCCATTGCCGTAGGTAATCGCTTTGGCTTGTATTTGGAATGCTGGATTATACCTTGTCCAAGTCAATCCGTCTGTTGATACTTGCACATTTGTTACAAATGTACTTCCCGATAATTCACCGCCGACCGCTACAAATTTGCCATTTGCAAAAACAATACCCGACAAGCCTGAGGACCCAATTGTTACGCTTGTCCATGTAATGCCGTCAGTTGAATGCCGTAAGGTTGTGGAACCATTGGAAACGGCTACAAATCGGCCGTTGCCGTAGGCTATGCCGCTAAATGGAAAAGACCCAGCGCCATTTGTATACCACTCTTTAGCAGAGTCAAAAGCGTTATTTACAAAACTAGAAATAACTGACCCGTCGACATAACTGTGAACATAAATAGTCGTTTCGTCAATGTTTCTCGCTATTGGTCGCTGAATTAACCAGCGGCCATTTTTTTGCATTAATATCCAGCCAAAAGTTCGGCATATTTCCATCAAGAAATCGTAAGCGTTTAAGCCTAATTCGTCAAAAGTAAACTCTTGGATTAGCAATTGTTCGCCAACTGCTTGGTCAAAAATTGACTTTGTGTTATCCATTACAAGGCCCTCGTAAAGGTCATTGCAAACCTCAATGTCTAGATCTAATTCTAAGCGGTTTAATTGCTCAAATATTAGGCTGCCAAGTTCGGTGTCTACGCTTGGACCAACCAAAGCAACCTCTTTAAGTTGTGCCAGTCCATCGGTTGCAGTAACGACAACAGGGTAAGGAGGGTCTTGGAACGGCTCGCCAGTAATGTCGTTTAGCAAGTAACCTTTAAATACAACGTCGCCCTCAAATTTATGCACAACTAAAAACTCACGATCTGAATAACTAAAGAAATTCCTAAAATCAGTTGTTTCGGTTGAGTAAAAACTAATTGTAAACGTGGTCGACATAATCGGCGTCGTGAGGTCCTCGTTGTCCTCGCGTTCGTAAGTATGCACCGCTGGAACGTCTGTTGCAATCAACTCGGTTGACGTTCCAACAAAACCGTCTTGGTAAATCTCAACGACGTTTGAATAGTTGTCGATGTCTTTAAATGGAATCGTGTATTTTAAGCCGTATGCCATTGGTTAGAATTTTCTTGCTCTTGTTTTGTTTGCTCTATTTAACGTTCCAACTAAGTTGTCGCCGCTGATTGTAAAGGTAACATTTCCCCCCATCATATTTTGCAATTTGCTTAAAGGTGCGATAACCTCAGGATTTGTGCGCGCGCCTGTATACTCACCAACAAGCGCTGGCGTTGGTCCTGACACGATACCGCCGTTGGCAAAAGGAGTAAGTCCACCAATTCCCATTGATTTGCCGCCTTTTAATAAAGCACCAAAACCACTTTTTGCGCCAGCCGCTTTACCAGCGGACATTACCGCGCCGCCAGTTAAAATGTTTAGCGTTATTGCTGCAGCAATTGCAGCGGCAAATCTTATTACCATTTGTTTAAGCGCATCGAAAATGCCTTGGAATGATATTTTACCAGTCTCAGCAAGTTGCCCAAGTGCTTGTCCAAACATATCTCCAACTAATAAAGCGGCACTCATATTTTGAGCAACCAATTGGGTTTCGTAAGCCATTTGCTTTTGTGCCTCAGTTGCTGCGTTTAAACGTAAAACCGCGTCCTCAGGAATAATAATGCCTGGCATTGTTGCGGCGATTTGTTTGTTCATGTTCAAAATGCTAGCAGATGCGTTTTGAATCATATTTAAACGTTCGGGCGTTACTTGTTTACTTACGTCCGTAGGTTGTCCGCCAAATGCATCCCTTTGACCTACATTTTTAAGCGTTGCGTTTTGAGTCTTTAAAAACTCAGCCGCCTCTTGTCTTAGTTGTTTTATTCTTTGCTCGTGCGCCCTTTGTCTTGCAGACGCTTGCTTTTCAACTTCTGCCGTGTTTTGTTGAGTTGCCGCCGTTGTGGTGGCAGTTGCTGCGGCCAATTCTTGCTCGGATGCCGTTTGCTCTTTTCTTAATTTAATATAAGTTTGATATAAAGCCTTTGAGTCCTCTACAGTATGACCCAACCTAATCATTTCATTTAAAAACTTGGTTTGTCCTTGCCCACTTGTTACAAATGAATCGCTTAAATTATCAAATTGTGTTGCAATGTCCTTAATTGTAACCTCTAAATCGTCTGTCGAATCATGTACTTGCAATAAATATTTTTGTGTTTCTTGGCTAAATTCTGCAACTGGCTTAAATGACAAATTCATTTCCATTACTTCGCCAAAGTTTCTAGCAAAAGAAACCAAGTTATTTAAATCTTTTATAAGCCAATTAATAAATCCGCCTGACGAATCGCCAATGTCTTTAAATAATTGAGTTATATTGTCACCTAAATTTGAAAGTGCGCCCCCTGTAGTTGCTGCAATAGCCTCCATTGACCCAGCCACACCTTCTAATTGTCCAAGGCTTAATAAATATTTTTGTATTTCTTGATCTGACTTCTGAACCTCAGTCGTTATCCCTTTAAAAGTAAACTGGACAACGTCACCTTGCTGGCTTGCTTTAATACCGAACTCTTTTAATCGTTCAAATTCGCCGCTTTGAGCGTCCAAAATGGCTTCAGTCAATTGGTCAAATGATTTACCAACAGACGAAGCAAGGTCTCCCATTGATTTCATTTGCTCCATTGTTGGAATAAATCCACGGTTGGCCAACTTTACAAAGGCGTCGGTTAATTCGTTTACTTGAAAAGGTGTCGACGATGCAAATTTTACAATTTGGTCCATTGCTGCTTGCGCGGCTGAATTACTACCAAGTGCGGTCGTTAAAACCGCCTCCATTTTTTGAAATTCAATCGTCGTGTCGAGGATTTTTTTACCTAAATTAATAAGTTGATCCACGGCAAAAACACTTGCCAAAGTTTTACCAACGTCAGAAAAAGCGCCCGACATTTTTTTTGTCGAGTCAATTGATTTATTGTTGCTTTTTTCAATGTTCGACCCCATATCGTTGACCTCAGATTTTAGGTCGGACATGGCTTTGTTAAAGTCTTTTAATTGGGCGACAATGTCAACGTTTAATTTTGCGCTCATTTTATGGTCTTTGTTACTGTGTCAAAATTTGCTTCTTCTTCAAATTTAAGGTTTTGCCATTGTTTGCCAATTTCGTAAGCCTTGGCTTTCTCCTCAGCGGTCGGAATAACAATAGGTTTTGCGTCTAATAAAGGGATGCGCCAGTATTTATCGGGCTTTTTAATTAGGTCCGATTTTTTGGTAACGTTTACATTATTTAACTGCACCCAAAGAGTTCTAAATAAATTCTCCTCTTTGCTTTGTCTTATTTGGTAACCGTAAGCGACAGACTGATATTCGGCGAATGACATAAAATAAAAGGAGTTAGGATCAATTCCCAACTCCCCAATGGCATAATGGCAAACGTCTCTAAATGTTATTTTTTTTTTGACTCTCCAGCGTCTGCGCTAGGATAATCAATTTTATTAATTGCGCTAATTCCACTCATAATTACAACCATTACATTACTAACCTGGTCGGCTGGGTTAGAATCTACCCAATCAATTACATCTAAATAATCCAAATTAAATTCTTTGTCGTGGTAAATCGCATCAACGTACAAAGCGGAGTAAATAAATTTTGCAATTGCTTTAATTTGACCAACGCCTGGCGTTGTCAGTTGCTCAATGGTTTGCTGCACGTCGTTTCCTAACGTTTCGCTAAAATGCATTAAAGCACCCATCCCGAATTTGACGGAATAGGTGCTGCCATTGATTGTTATTATGGTTCGGCCTGAATGATTCATGGGCCTAATATAATAGAAATTAAGTAGATGCTGGTACTACGGTGGCTTTTAGTAAAGGACCTTTGCCAGTAAATTCAACGGAATAAGTTACCGCTGCTTCCATTTCAGCAGAAACGCTGATTGAAGCAACAGATGCATTGCCGTAAAATACAAGGTCTCCAGCCACATTTGTAGTAAATTTCAAAGCAACAACAGTTCGACCGCTTAATAGGGTATAAATGTCGCCAACGTTGTTTGTGTCGTCAAATGCAACCAATCCGTCAGTAGAAACGGACCAATCGCGAAGACCAGCGATGTGGTCGGCCCAGCCGCCGTCGTCTTTGCAAGTTGCATCTGCAAGGTCAACGTTTACAGATAGTTCAGAAGATGTGGCGCAGCCAATCATTACGTTATCAAGGTAAACGTTTAGTAGCGTGCCGTTAAATTTGCCAGTAGTAGCCATATTTTTGAGAGGTTAATTCTATTTTTTTTTAAAAATAAAAGGACTTGCAAAAAATGCAATACAATAAAATTTAAGTGTAAACCAAAAAGTTGCCGTCTTGGTCTATAATTATTTCTAATATTTCGTCGATAATAAAACGCTCGGCTGGTAAAATAGTTGGATAAAGACCGCCAACCCCTTTAAAGGTTGCCGTAATGCTTGCGGCTTGTTCCATTGGAGCCGACTGGCTCAACGATTCAATCGTTGCTAATCCAATAAAAGTTAAATTGTCTTCTTGTCCAGCCGATAAATAAATGCGCTCGCGGTTAATGTAAGCGTTATATAAATCACCAAAAGAAAAGCCGTCTTGGATGTAAAGCGAATCGCTAGACAATGACCAAGACCCAAGACGCGAAACGTGATCGGTAAAAAAACCCGATTCGTTGCTGGTTTTATCCAACTGGCTCATTTCCGCTGATAAATTGTAAGCCGTAGACTTAGCCACGCGGTCAAGTCCAACAGTTACAAATAAAGCGGAGCCGTTAACCTTAGCCATCAATCCAATTTTCAATCGTTAAAATTTCACGATGCACAATGTTAGTGTCCGTAATACTTGAAAGGCTAGTTTGCTGCACAAGTTTTGCAGTTACAATTTTGCCAACGTCTAGCGGTAAATAGTTTTCAGGATAACGGCAAACAATTTGCAAAATTCCGTCTGCTATTGTGTCGGCGTCAATGCGTCCAAAAGGCGCAATGCCAGCCGTTACAACGTCCAAAGTTATTGTTGTAATGTAATTAAACTCCTGGTTGTCTTTGTCGTCTTCTTGCGTTTGATTTCCAATTAAAATATAAGGAAAAATTGCATCGTCAGGCGCAAAAGTGTCGTAACAAGGGACAGGAACAGTTTTATAGGTAATTGTATTGTTTAAAGCCGTCCAGTAAGCCTTGCGCACAAATAGTTTAATATTTCTCATTGTTTTTTATTCATTAATGTAGTTAACGTGCGCTCAATTCTTTTTGGCAATTCCGTGCGTTGCTTAAAGACCTCAGGATAAAAAAACGGCCTTGCTGGCAAGTTTACTTCTTTCACTCCAGCGCCTTTGTATTGCGCTGCAAAGTTGCTTAACTCGCTTGGAACCTTTACCCTAGTTCCTGTTCCAAACTCAACGTAAGGCGCATAATTTGCCCCAACCTCCACGCCTCCAGTTACCTGGTTTTTGCTTACTTTTATTGGCGTTGATTGAATGCTATTTTTTAGGGCGCCAGTATCGACCGCAACATTGCTGGCCGCTCCGCTTTCAATAGCAAGCATTGAGTCTTCTATTTCCGCGCGGACATAATCGGCAACGTCGCCCTCTAAGTTTTTTAAATACTTATAGAAAGCGTTTAGGCTTTGCTTGTTGAATTCAATTGTTAACATTTAAACGCGTTCAATTGCTATTATTTTTAATATTCGGTCGTATTCCAAAACGTCAACTATTTCGCTAATTACAAGCGTTTTGCCAGCGTAAAGAATGTGCATAGACTTAGTAAGTGTAACCAAAGGATTGTCTCTAATCAGCAACTCCCATTGATTTTTAATAACCATTTGATCCTCGCTATTTTGACGCTGACCGCTTACGTTAGTAACCTTTGCCCAACAAGTATAAGTTAACGTAGGTTGCGAATAAAAGCCGCCGTAACCATCGCCAAAAAGGCTTGGATTAATAAACGAAATTCGTTCGCGTAAATCGCCCGATTTAATTTCTTTGTTTGTTCTCACGCGCCAAACCAGTTATAAGTTTTATAAGGCATTAATAACGCTTTAACTCCCAAAGGTGATTCAATGGCTTGCAAATCGCTGAAATCTTCGCGGCGTTCGTAAAGCGTGTTTACCATCATTTTAATGGCCAATTTAATGTCATCGGGAACGGTTGTAAAACCAGCAGAATAAACCAGTTTAAATTTATACGACTGAGCGCCGCCAAGAATAAACAACTTAGGGAACAAGCCAGCATTAACACGATACTGCAAAGGCGTTTCAACGTTGTTTTCGTCAATTGTTACGCATTTAGAAATATTTAACTCGCTTGTTAGCGGACCATACGGCATTTGGAATTGATATGGGAACGTAAACGAGTCAATCGTTACGGTCTTTAAAACAATGCTTTTGCCAATATAAGACTCGCAATGTATTCTAGCCATTTTTATTAGGCTAGTAATTAGCGTGTCCTCGTTAAATCCGTCAATTCGTGCGTATTCTTTCGCCTCTGCCAACGTAACTGGTTCGGTCACGGCTCCCGTGCTTAGTTGTACCGAATATCCTGTAAAACTGCCATTGCTTGGCGTATATAGTAAATCACTCATTGTATTGTTTCTTTGCTTTGTCAACGATAAAATTAAAGAATCTTTCTAGTTCTTGGTCCTGATATTTAAGACGCTCCTCGGCAAGGTTGCGCATTATGTTTTGGTGAAAGTCGTAAAGTATCTCGTCACTCATTAACTCCTCGATTTTTGCAGCCATTCCGTCTAAGTCTTCGCGGTCAAAGTAAAGGCCAGCGGCGCCAAGACATTCCTTTAAACCATCTGTAGGCGTGCAAATTACTGGCAGACGATTAATAGCAGCCTCCAAACCTACACGGCCATAGGACTCGTAAAACGAGGGGACAAGCACAATGTTTGTTTTGCCATAAATTAAATGCACGTCAGGCGTTTGCGCAACGTACTTAAGATTTTTAAGCGTGTCGTCCATAATTTGCTCGCCATAACTACCAAGCACGCCAAGAAATTTACGCTTTGGCAATCGCTTTGCCAGTTCGATTAATATTTGGCCGCCCTTATTTTCGTTGCAATTTATTAGGGTAATATATTGGCCATGCTTGCGGTTATATTTTACATCCTCGGGAAAAATGGGAGGCTTGCAAACAATCGACGCATTTGGGTAAGGCCCGTTTTGTACATTCTTTTCGTTTGCCTTGTTGTTATAAACAACGTGAATGTTTTGCGCTTTAAATCTGACGTTTCTATAATCGGAATCATTGTGACTTAAAAAAATTAATTGCTTTTTAAATTGTTTGGCCCAATTAATTGCAACGCCTGTATTATCCAAATGCGTAAATATTACGCTTGCATTTTGTAAGGCTAAAAAAAAGTCGTTTGAATAATAGCCAGTAATAAACTTGATAAAACTAAACTTTTCGCCGTCGGGATAAATTTGGCCCTCGGGTAAAATGACTTCAATATTGCAACCTCTTTGGTTGAAATATTTGGCATAATGCTGAACGGTCCACTCGGCGCCCGAGTTATGCGTTCCAGCCCAAGCGTGTACAAAAAAAACGATATTCATTTGTTTATTTGTTGATTCGTTGAAAG